GTCCTCGGTGCTCGCATCGACGTGGACGTGGCAATCTATGCTCTGTTGGACGACGGCAAGGGCGAGCCGCGCTATTTCAAATTGCCCTATTCCACCAGCCAGGCAAACGCCCTTCAGCAGGCCATGGACGGCTCACCAGACGGCCAAGGCGTCCAAGCCATCGTCGGGCAGGATGGCGGTGTTTCGTATGACGGGCAGCCTTCCGTCACTGGCTTGCCGCCTAAGCAGGCTGAGCAGCCGGCTATCGCGCTTCCCTGATTTCCACTTTCCGGACCGTTTCTGGCCCGATTAGCGGAAAAACCTTCCCGATCAACAGCATAAGGACCGGACCCGCATGGGGATTCCCACGGACGACGAGGAGTTGCGCGCGATGCAGCGCGCGGTCGCGGAGCATGGCTCCAGGGCCGCTGCTGCCAGAGCGCTTGGAATACCCGTCACCACATTGAAAGGGCGGCTTGGCGCAGCGGAGCGCGCTGGTATTAAGGCGGAGAAGGATGAAGCCATAGAACTCCCTGGCTTCGTTCATGGCGATGAAGAGGAGCCGATAGACGAGTTACTCACGCGCTTCCGAAAAGCCCACGAGCGAAAGCAGAAAGCCATTGACGCGCGGACTTGGTTCCCGCTGAAGGTGAGAGAGGACAAGCCCTACGGCATCCTCTGGTTTGGCGACCCGCACCTTGGCCCTCACTGCAACTGGGCTCTTCTCGAAAGCCATATCGCCATCGCGAGACAGCCTGGCGTTTATGGCGGCAATATAGGTGACACAACCGACAATTGGCCGTGGACCGGACGCCTTGCCCGGCTATGGGCCGAGAACGACATCTCACACAAGACAGAGCGCCGGCTGGCTACGTGGTTCATGATGGAGGCCGGCATCAAATGGCTCTTGTGGCTCGGCGGGAATCACGATGAGTGGAACGGCGGCACGGAATTCTACAAACTCCTTGGCGCCTCCCACGTCCCTGTGATTGACTGGCGAGCGCAGTTCACACTCTGCCATAAGAACGGCTCGCAAACCCGCATAGACGCGGCCCACGGGCGCAAGGGCACGTCCATCTACAATCCCGCCCACGGCACACTCCGGGATGCAAAGTTCGGCGAGGAAGCGGCCCTGTTCGTCACCGGCCATATCCACAGCTTCGGCCTGTTCGACATCGAGTTCCCCGAAAAAAAGACGCAGACCTGGTTAGCCCAAGTCTCTGGCTACAAGATGGGCGACAGGCACGCGCTGGTGAATGGATATGCTCAATCTAACCGTGGCGCGGCGGTACTGTCTGTCATCTACCCGTCCACCGGCAAGGTACAATGCTTTGCAGATGTGGAAGAAGGCGCTGAATTCCTTGCTTTTTTGCGCCAGTGATAGTACATTTTCACAATCAATTCAAAGGGTTGTTCGTGTTCACATGAACGAAATCGCGACTGAAACTTTCGGCCCAATGGAGAACTACATGACCGATCAACCAGACGTGAAAATTGCCATCGCTGACGAGGCCAAGCGCATCGTTGCCGGCGCCCGCCGCTCCGCTTATGGATCACCCGAACAGAACTTCGATCGCATCGCCCGTTTCTGGACGGCATATTTTCAGAACACCGGCCGTGAATTGACGATCAGCGCCGCAGATGTTTCCCCGCTCATGCGCCTGATGAAGGAAGCTCGCCTCTGCGAATCCCCAAGCCATCGGGACAGTTTCGTTGATCTGATCGGCTACACGCTAACGGGTGCTGAAGTGAACAAGGTTCCAGCCGAATGAAGCGCGTCTACGTAGCTGGCCCAATGTCGGGCATCCCAGAGTTCAATTTCCCTGCCTTTAATGCAGCGGCGGCAAAACTGCGCGCCGAAGGGTATGTGGTGTTCAACCCCGCCGAACGAGATATCGAGCGCCACGGCGGGGTTGATATCTCCAAAGGCAATGCGACGGGCTCACAAGAGCATGCAGCGAAGGAGCATGGTTTTTCTCTGCGTGAGGCTCTAGCGGACGACACGGCGTGGATATGCAAGGAGGCTACCGCCATCGCCATGTTGCCCGGCTGGGAGAATTCAAAGGGCGCCCGTGCCGAATGGCATCTGTCCTTAGCGCTCGGGCATGAGGTAATATACCTCTAGGATCTGGAGAAGGCGAACTTCCTTGTGGGCTCGCTGGAACAGGATGGCGTAAAACCGCGCTTTGAGGTCATCCCGCCACCGAGGAAGAAGCGCTAACGCTTCCGCCAGAGCACCGGCACTGTTTGCGTCTTGCTATCGTACAGGCCAGTCTTGGCCGTTTCGATGATGCGGCCGCCCTGCCTAAGCTGGACCAGGCTGTAGGTTTTATGCCCCAAACAAGCCTCGAAAGCCGCCTTGGCTGCTGAGAAGATATCCACCTCGCCGATTGTCTCGATGATGGCATCTGTCTCATCGACAACGTGGATCTGATAACTGTAGTCGTGAATAGCGCGGCTTCGTTGGCCCATCGCGGCTGCTCCTGAGAACGTCCGCCCCACCTGTGGAAATTATTCCTATGGGAGGAGGTCAGGAGTCAAGGGCGAGTAGCGCTTCGGCTTCAGCCGTCACGCGAGCCCGGCAAGGGCCTTCAAAACCTCGCGGTGCATCGCGACATGCTTCACATCTGGCGGCCGGCTTCCCCGCGCGTGGTTGCAACTCTCATGTGCTAGAAGAAAGTTTTCCAACCTATCTGCGCCGCCTCGACCTTTGGGGGTGACGTGATCGATAGTGGCCTGCGCCCGCGTCATTGCTGAACGGCAGATGCAGCAGACCGGCCCCTGTGCGGCGAAAAGCAGGTTCACTGTCGCGCGACGGTGCCAGAAAAGCGTAAAACCTTCCGCGGCGATGCGGGCCTTTAACTCTTCCGCTCGTCTCAAGAGATCATCCATCACCAAAATCCCAAAGCTTCCCCAACCACCTTCACCTCGCCAACCAGGATAATAGCCGGGGCTGCTATCCTTATGATGGCGAGGATGATGCGGAGGTCGCCGGGGAAGCGGTTAGCCATCAGTCTTTCCATCCTCCCTGCCGGGTCGGCAGCGGCTTGTCGTAGGAGTCTTTTCTGACATGCACCCTATCGGAACAAACGGGGCATTCGACGCTTACAAAGTCGCCATCCCGTTGGTCGAAAGTGGTCTTGGCCTCCGATGCCTTAAACCGCAGCTGTGAGTCGCAACTCCTGCACATTGCAGTATAGATGCGCTCGCTCGGCTTTTGGCCTACTTGCAGAACCACAACCATCTCTATTCTCCTCTCCGATCCTGGCGGATGGCGGAGGCGACTTTGTGTCCACCGTACATTTCGTCAGCTATCTTGGCGCACCGCTCGCGCTCCGCTGCCAAAGCCGCCGTCAGCGCATCGAGACAGCCACACCCGTTGTCGAACGTGCATTCGCAGTCGATGCAAAGCTGGTCACGCACCTTCTTGGCCGTGTCGCGAATGTCCTGCGGTATCTCGCTCATGGCTGGTCTAGATCCTGTTCTGAGGCACCAAGAGCGGCCTCTATCATGCTTTGGAACACCTTAATGGCACGGGATATCTGGTTGGTTTCCATCCCGGTATCGCGGAGTGCCCGAGCGCCAGCTAGAGCAACAGGTGATGTTGTGTCTAGTTTTGGCATCGCCTCTATGGCAGAGCGGGCTGATGCGATGCAGATGCAGCGGTTGGTGCCTTTTGGATGCAAGTCTTCCCACGGGAGACATGGCCAAGCGTGCTTGTTCTGGCTCTCCCATATGGCTCTGGCCACGCGCTCTACCACGTCGCTCATCCCGTCTTCTCCTTGCTGCTGATCCTTGGTGGTTATAGAACCCGTGGACGCGGCTGGGCCGGGCGCTTGTGCATCGCGGCCTTCTTCTTCAGCCATTCGCGGCGCTGTTCGGTTGCCGTAACATGAGCATCGAACTCTTCCTGATGGGCTTCCACAAGAGCGGCTATCGCCAATAATTCATCCCTCAGCCGCGTGCCGCGTTCCATTCCCCATCGGACCTCCCAGTCGATTTCGCGTTGCAAAGCCTTGCGTGGATCGTCTTCCCATGCTCCCCATCGCCTCGCCGTGTCACAGCACGTCATGCAAGTGAGGATGGCGTTGCGCTGCCGACCGTAGTCCTTTTCGCGCTGCAGAAATTCAGCGCGCATTATCGTTCGCGTCTTGGAGGCATCGAGGCCGCATTCGGTCAAAGCGCCCTCCGATGACGGACGCCACGGAAGCCGCGGGCGCTCGATATGGTCAACGGGATCTTTCATTTCCAGTTCTCCTTGGCGCGGTGAGAGGGGAGGTCACTCACACTTTGTGGTCTTCCATAGTTCCGCGAATTCTTTGTCTCGTTTGACGAACCAAAGGACGTGCTGCTTTGTCGGCATATCTTCATCGTGCTGCACGGTATTGCCGGAACGACCCGAACGAACGCGTCGCGCGAACTCCTCAAAGTCAGCGCGCGTGAATTTCGTGCGCTCCTTCTTCCAGAAATCGGGCTTGTGCCGTTGGGCGTTACCTCCGGCCTGCCTTTGGGCTTCCCGAGCCTTATTGATGGCTGCTGTCTGGCGCTCTTGATTCTCCTCAAATAGCCGCTTTCCATGCTCGACACGCTGCGCGCTAAAGTCGGCAGCGCATAGCCCCCGCTGGAATGGTAGGCAATACATCTCACGGTAGTCATCGCCGGTCATGCCATGGACGCCCCGCAAGTGGGCCTCAAGGATACGGTACGAGTGACCACATTGAAGGCAGACAACACGCGCGCCAGAGAAGTAAGCGTCGATCTGCTCCCGCGTTTCAAAGCGCGCATCGACCGGATAGCCGGCTTTTATAGATCGCTTGGCGTAAGGCATTTACGAAGTTCCCTTTAGGTTCGGCCGAACCCGTGAACGTGAACGGCGGTAGAACATCGTGTGAAAAGGGCCGCTTCGCGAAGTGCTCTTTCGCCGGAATTACGCGGGTTCGGATGGGGAGCCGATTGTTTACACCGAAGATGTCGGCGGTTCGAGTCCGTCATCGCCCACCATATTTTCCAACCACTTAGTACCATTTTTGCGAAGTTCCCTCAAGGTTCGACAAACCTCAGACCTCCAAAGATGCCGCCAGCCGCCGCAGATAATTCGGGCTGAAACGGGCATAAACGCGGTAGGTCATGGCCGTATTAGAGTGGCCCAGGAACTGCGCGATCTCCTCCATCGAATGCCCGTCTTCCGCCATCCAAACCGCCGTCGAGTGGCGCAGCATGTGTGGGGAGACATCAGGCCTCCCGATCTTGCCGCCAGCCGTCTTGATGCCCTTCTTGATCGAGAGCACGCGGTCGCCTGCCCACTCGACCACGTAAGGCGTTAGCGCGCCTTCCTGCGCCTCCGTCAGGGCGGCATATAGGCTGTCATTGATCGGCACTGTGGCTCGGCCCTTGCGGCGCTCCTTGTCGAACGGGTTGCGCAACTGGATCATGCGGCGATTGAAGTCCACACGGTCCCACGTCAGTTGCAGTGCGGCACCACTCCGGGCGCCGGTCGCGATCATCAACCGGATGGCGAGCTTCACATGAGGCGAATTCGCCGCTTCGATCAGCTTCGTTACCTCTGGGCGCGTCAGATAGCCTTCCTTCGCGTCGGGCTTTGCCGGCCGCTCTATGTGCGGTGCATGGGCGATGAGGCGCTGTTTTTGCGCCCATACAAGGACTGAGCGAAGATGTCCGAGCTCGGTGTGGATCGAGCCGTCTTTCCGTCCGGCCTTGCGTCTGGCGTCGGTATAGGCGCGGCAATGCGCTATCGTGACGGCCTCTCCTTCGATCGCGCCGAAATATGGCTCCAGCGCCTTCCATGTGAATTTCATGGTGGTGACCACCGATCGTCCGGCCTTGTCGATGCAGTAGCCTTCCCAGAGATTCTTGACGGTCGAGCCCTTCGGGCGCGTCATCTCCGCATATCGAGCCGGGGCGCGGCGGGCCGCCTCTTTCGGGTCATCCGTCCCAAGTCGATAACGTCGGCGGATGTCTCCGTCGTCCCATGTGACGCAGTACTCTCCCTTGAGCCTGGTGATCCGCCAGTCTGACATTCGTAGTTCTCCACATCGCTCGCCCGGATTCGCAGCAGCTTGCCGCCGAGCCTAAAGGCGGGCAGGGTGCCAGACGCTATCATATTGCGCACATGGCTTTCCGAACACTCCCACCGCTCGGCGAGCATCGCGGGTGTGTACACGTTGGGGAAAACCTCGATTGGCCTGCTCACTTGCCATCCCCCTCTGAGAGGGCGGAACGGCCGGCAACCAAGGCCTCGTCCAGTTCATAGACGGCGCCGCAGTTGGTCTTTGGCAAAGTTGCCCCTAGGCGGCTCGGGTGGCGGTCGTATGGACCGTCCTCCCGGCTTTCGCCATTCCATCCAGCCACCATTTCTCGGACGCCATGGAGCGCCTTCGCGTTCACCAGCCTATCCAGCGCCCCGCGCAACCGCTTCTCAGCCTCACTGAGGCGGGAGAGTTCGGAGAGGATCGCCGACACGCCAGCAACCGTGAACATGGCGCGCTCGCGGTCCTTGTGCCTTTCGACGTGGGCGCGGACGGCCTCGATCTTGTCGGTGTCAGCCATTACTGCCGCCCTCCATATCGCTTGTGGTAGTATTCCCACCGCTCGTCGTCAGGCGAGATCATGTCTGGAAAGCAGCAGGAAAAATCGGGCGTGCATTCGTCGTTGATTGGCTCGTGGTATGGCCTGCCCTGCGCCCAAGCGAGGCATTGAGTCCTCGCGCGTTCACGGTAGCGCATCGCTTCCTGCGGCGACATTTTGCTAGGAGCGATAGCCATTATCCCCGCTCTCCATTGCTCAGTGCGGGGGCGAGCAAGCTTTCGAGGATATCGAAGGCTCGATCTGCGTCCACCCTGTCCTCGTAGTCGATGACGACGCATTTGCCATGCATGGATAGCGTGCCCTCCGGGAGCACCATCCCCGGCACCGGCTCAGCGCTGTCGGCGGGAGCGGCGAGGGCCGCGTCGAGCAACGCAATGACCTTCGGCAGCGCCTCGCTGTCGTAGCCGACCGATGGCCTGCCGCCTTTGCTGATCGGATACTCGACATTGAAGTGCGCGCGAACCTGACGGATGGTGTCCAACGCCTTCACCGGCTCGCCCGCTTTGGCTATAGCGGCTTCGGCGCGGTCTCCCGAACTGGATGGGGTTGGTTCGGAGGGGGCGGATTCGCAGCGGCTTACGTCTAGGTAACCGCCTGACTTTATTGACACTACGCGGCCATCAGAAAAAGTCACTCTTGTAGGGTGTGTTTCATCATCGGCGATGTAATTAACGGACGGAGTGCGACGTTTCCATGCAGCGATTGCTTCATCCTCGCTGTCTGCAATCATTGCGCCGCCGCAATTGTGGCATTGCACGCAGCCCTGCTCTGGAGGCCATGAATACCCGTGGCTCAATTCGTCGCTTCCGCAAAACGGGCATGGCTTAAGCTCTTCCGTAACACGGCTCATGATGGCTCCTTATTAGTGAGGAAGGCGCGGGCAGCGCGCTGGTAGATTTGAATGACCTTGACCAGCCCTATCTTCGTCCATTGAGCCGGGAATTCGTTCAATTCCTCAGCCACCCCTTCGATCACCTTCCTCGCCGCCTCCAGTTCCGCCCGCATGGCGGTGAGGCGAGAGGCGGCTTCGGATGCATACGCCAGAAAATCGCCATAGCTAACCCATCCGCCATCGCGGGCCGGCTCTATGCCGACGTCATAGCCGGTAGCCTTGTAACGCGCGATCGACGCGGTGCGCCGC